GGCAGAAATATTAAGAACCACTGCAAACATTATAAATATTGGAGCAAGAGAGCTTACAAGTACAAATCCTTTCATAAGACAAATGGGAGCTAGAAGATTAGTTGGAGTAACAACAGTGCTTGGTGGTATTGGATACACAGTTCAAAAAGGAGCTCAGTACATGACTGGAGTAGACGAAGAAACTATGAAAGCTTTTCAAACTTCGTTTGCACCGCCATATCAAAAAAATTCTACATTGATTCCTACATCTGTGCCGGATGAAAATGGTAATTTTAAATACTATAATTTTTCTTATTCTAATCCCTATGATTCGTTAGTGGCTCCTGTTAATGGGATACTAAATGCATTTAGCGAAGGAAGATTAAGAAAAGATAATGTTAGCACCATTGTAATGGATTCACTATTTGGTGGAGCTATAGATCCTAATAAAAGAAAAGGAGCAATCACAGAATTTTTAACTCCTTTTATTACAGAGTCTATTGGTACAGAGAGAGCTTTTGACGTTACTATAAGAGGCGGAAGAGATTCTAATGGTAAACGTATTTATTTTCCTAATGATGATCCAAGTGTAATTATAGCTAATTCTTTAAAACATGTATTTGGTGGGCTAACGCCAGGAGCAGTAACTTCAGCAACAAGAATTTGGGATGGAGCATCAGGTAGATTTACAGATTATGGAACTCAAAGAGATGCTGTAGATGAAATAGTAGCTTTGATGTCTGGTGTAAGGGTTGAAGAAGCAAAACCATTATCTAGCTTTCCATTTATTTTAACTTCATTCAATAATGATAAAAAAAATTTAAGAAGTAAATTTTCTAGAAAGGCTTACTCAGCACGTACAAGTCCTGAAGAAAAATTAGGAGCTTTTCAACAATATATATTAGAGACGTATGAGTCTCAAAACAATATGTTTCAAACGTTACAAAACGCTGAAACACTAGGTATTAGTAAATTTAAATTAAAAAAATTGTTAGAGGATCGTTTGACTAAATCTGAATCAAAACTTTTATTAAAAGGCGTATTTAAACCACCTACATTTAGTGAAAGTGCTTTTGAGGCTATTTCTAAAAGACTTAGAAAAGAAGACCCATTTAAAGCTAGTGAAGTAAAAAATCAAAATGAGTTGGTCATGGATATTTACGAAGATTTAAGAAAAGATTTAAAAAAGTTTAAATTAGGAGAGTCTTTAGATTTTTTAAACTTTACTATTGAAAGTATTTTAAGTCCTGATGTAGAAAGAACTAGAGATTTAAGTCTAAATTTACAAGCTCCAACAGGTACGTTATTTGAAACACAAGAAGTTTCAGCGGTTTTACCTGTAGATGCTAATAAAAATGCACCGGTAAATATAGCTTCAGTTAGCGGAGGCGGAGGAGGAAATAATTTAGGGGTTCGATATAATTTACTATCAAATAGCCAAAAATTTGATAAATTGTTTCCATTAGGATAAAATATGACAATAGATAAAAAAATAAATTATAAAGTACAAGCTGGTGTTAAAAATTATAAACCATCTAAAATGGTGACTGTACCTAAAACTGCAAAGTCATCACCTACACACCCAACAGCTAAACTTGCATACATTACAGATGCAGAAAAAAAATTATTAATAAAGAAAAATTTACACGGATCATTAAAAGGTAAACCAAACAGAGGACCTGGTGGTATACCTTCTTTAGAAGGAGACTTTGGTTCACCAACGGGTGGAACTTACTCTGGAGGTGGAGGAGGAAGCAGACCTGATAGGGATGTATCAGACAGAAGAGACAGTGGAACAGGAAACTATACAAATATTTCAACAGTTGATACTAAAAATCAAAGACCAGTTTCTACCATATCTACAGATCCGGATGACATAAGAGAACAAGCTGCAAGGGGTGTTCTGCCTTTTGATACTATGAACATTTATACAACACCTAATATGAGAGGTGTAGCTATTCAAGAGCCTTACATGACACTAGGTTTAGAAACACAAAGAGCTTCTAACATTGCCGACCGAGATAATTTGTTAGCAATGACTTTACCAAAATCAGACACAGGAATTTTAGCGTTGGATGCAGGTTTAAATTTATTATCACCTATACGAGGTGCGATGTTTGACAGGAACAAACAATTTTTTATTGACAATGTTGCTGGAAACTATGGATATGGTTACGGTTTTGAGGACTATAAAGATTACATAATGGCTAGACAGAGAGGTGAAGTTAGTGCTTATGGTAATCCTGAAATGGGACAGAATGCTATAAATAGACGTAGTGGGCCATCTGGTTCAGGAAACGATTTATCCATGGTATCAACAACAGTGCCAGTACAAAATATAACAACAGGAGATTTTTATTCTGGTCCAAACTATGGACCTAAACCAGGAATGGCCTATAGCCAAGTCATGCCTAATGATGGTTTTATGTATGTATATGATCAATTCGGTACAAGACATCAAGTTCCAGTAGGATTCTCCGGAGGCACAGCATCTTATGACGATCTTGATCCTGGTTTTAATTTTGGAACAGAGAGCAATCCTATTTATGCAGAGGACTTAGAGTAATGGCCAAAAATGCAATTCAAAAAATAGAAGAACATGAAAAGCTTTGCCGAATTATGCAGAAGCAAACACACGATAAAATTCACAAACTTGAAAAACAAATAAATAGAGTAGAAAGCATTTTATTAGTTTCTACTGGAGCCTTAATTTCTGGCATGGCTTATGTTATATTTGCTTTAATTATTAAGTAAAATTATTTACAAACACACCCATAAAAATCACCACTTCCATCATTCATTACATGAGCGTTAATAGGATAATCAGCATAGGTTGTTAGTTTTAATCTTAGTATGTCACAAAGATCAAAGCAATTTACTTTACTATATAAAGCTAAATCAGATAGCATAGTTTTAGTTACAGGAATTAAACTATATATACCGTCATTTAAAATAATTAAATCCATGCTTTTAATTCCTCACCCATAACTTCACTAGCAATATTAATTTTTTTACGTAAAGCTTTAACGATACGTTCATCTACCGTTTTCTCAGCTATTATATCAATATAAGTCATCTTTCTTTTTTGACCAATACGATTTATTCTAGCCTCCGATTGAGTTCTTTTCTCAAGGTCATAACCATTAGAATAATAAATCATAACATTAGCTTCAGTCAGTGTAATACCATAACCACCTGTTTGAGGAGTGCCCACTAAAAATCTAACTTTAGATTCTGGATCTTGAATTTTTTTAATAGCGTCTGCTCTATCTGCAGTAGACGTGTCTCCATAATAAGTCATCACGGAACCCGGATATTGTTTTTCTACTGCTTTAACTATCGCATCAATGTCATGTCTCCAATGGGCCCAGATAATAGCTTTGCCTTCAACCTCTTCTAAAATATCCATCAAAGTATTAATTCTTTCATTTTTTATAAATTTAATAGTTCCATCATCGGCCTTAAAATGACCGCAAGTGATTTGTTGCATTCTCATTAATTGTACTAATGCTGTGGATGTAGTCATCAACTTGCCATCCATTTGTGCAAGCGCCACATTTTTCATTTGATCATAAATTTTTTGTTGTTCTGGACTTAATTGAATAATTCTTTTTTGATGAGTGTATGCTGGTAAATCTAAACAATCTTCTTTTAAAACTCTATCTGAAAAAGTAGATATTTTTTCAGACAATTCATCTAAGTTTTTATAACCTACTGGCACTTTGGCACTGTGAGAACCAAAATTCATAGTTTTTAAAATAGCGTACCTGGTTCTAAAAGTATAAAAAGAATCATGTCCTAATAACTCTGGACTTAAAAATTCACATTGTTTGTATAAGTCTAAGGGTGATTTAGTAACAGGTGATCCAGTAAGTATTCTTTTATATGCAGCATATTCACCTAAAGAACAAATATGTCTAGATCTTTTTGCATCAGGGTTTTTAATTGTAGTGGACTCATCAATTGCCATTAAAGTTCTATGACAACGTAAAAACTTAGCAGCAAATTCTACACCTTTACTTGTGCTAAAAGCATCTACATTCATTATAATAATGTGGAGATCTTCACCGGGTTCAAACAAAGAATCTAATTTTAATTGTTGAGATTTAGTAATATTTGCTTGCCATAAAACCATTTTTTTTTCAACGTGATCTACCATGTGCACAGGAATTTCAGAGTCGTACCAATTTTTATAAACACCTTTAGGTGCAATTAATAATAGCCCATTTATTTTTCCTTTGTCATACAGCATAGACACATTGTCTATTAATACTTTAGATTTACCCGTACCCATTTCCATGAAGTAGGCAAAGTTTTCTTTATTCCATGACTTTTCTAACGCTTTTAATTGATGTGCGTATGGTTTTGTTTTAAATTTATAGTTCATAGTATTTCTTCTTTCTATTGACAGTCGTAACACAACCCTATAATAGATGTCAATAGGAAAGTTATGAACACAGTTTATATAATACAAGAATTACCAGGAACCAAAATAGGGGCCCCTAAATTTAATATTATGGGAGCTCAAAAGTTTGGAAACTTAAAAGCTTTATTACCAGAACATTCACAAATTATATTGTCTCCAGGGCCCTTAATTTTTAAATTAAGAAAACTGTTAGATAAATATACCCTCGATGATTATTTACTACTTACAGGTGATCCTGCAATCATAGGTGTAGCTTGTTCAATTGTAGCAGATAAAACGGGGGGAAAATTTAATTTACTAAAATGGGACAGACAAGAAAAAACATATTATCCCATAGAAATAAATTTGTATGAACAAGGAAAGATTGAAGAATAAACTTGACATAGGATATTATGATATTATATTAGCAACATTAACTACGAAAGGAAAAAAGACATGAGTATAAACTTAGAAGAAGACAAAGTTGATTCGTTAAAAAATACGAATGACTTTAAACAATTATCAGAACAGGTTGTTAAGTTAAGAACCTTGGAAGATAAATATACAGCTAAAGAAGAAGAGCTAAAAAAAATAAAAAAAGATATGGACGTTTTGTCTGGTGAGGTTATACCTACCATGATGACAGAAATGAATGTAGCAAAATTTAGTTTAGAAGATGGGGCTGGCGTAGAAGTCAAACCCGTCTATGGTGCTTCCATTCCTAAAGCAAAACAGGAAGAAGCATTTAACTGGCTTCGTAATAACGGCTTGGGTGATATCATTAAAAATGAAATTACTGTTTCCTTTGGTCGTAACGAAGATAACAAGGCTAGCGATTATGCAAACCTTGCGCTTGGTCAAGGATATCAACCTTCCCAGAAATTAAAGGTTGAACCTATGACTCTTAAAGCATTGGTCCGTGAGCGTCTTGAGTCTGGGAAAGAGATGCCTACGGATCTATTTAACGTGTTCGCAGGAAGCCGAACCAAAATAACGAGGAAATAGAAAAATGAACAAAGAACCAACAATCAAGAAGAATGGTGCATTGTCAACAAACGTTGTGTTTGAGGCCGATGCAAACGTTCAAACTGGAACAGTAACTCAAGATGATCTTGCGTTACCGTTTCTTAAAATACTTGGACAGTTATCTCCAGAAGTAAATAAGAGAGACGGTAAGTATGTAGAGGGAGCTGAACCTGGAATGATATACAATTCAGTAACAGGTGAACTCTTCAATGGTGAGCAAGGGGTCCAAGTGATACCTTGTTACTACAAACTCGAGTACGTCGAGTGGAAAGATAGAGGAAAAGATGGATCTGGTGCGCCAGTGAATATTTATCCTTCATCTAGTGACATCATGACTAAAACAACAAGAGGTGGAGACTTCAAAGATAGATTACCTAACGGTAATTATATCGAGAAGACTGCACAACATTTTGTAATAGTCAATGGTGCTACACCAACAACAGCATTGATTGCTATGAAGTCTACTCAATTAAAAATTAGTAGAAAATGGAATAGCATGATGCAAAGTATAAAGATGCAAGGTAAGAACGGTCTGTTTACACCCGCATCTTTTAGCCATCTTTATCAACTAAAAACTGTGCAACAGTCTAACGACAAAGGCACATGGTTTGGTTGGGAAGTGAGCAAGACAGGTCCAATTGAAAATGCGGACTTGTATCAACAAGCCAGAAGTTTTGCTGAAAGCATTTCCAAAGGAGATGTCCAGGTAAAACATGGCGAGGATGATTCAGCGAAAGCAGCAGACGGATCAGCTCACTATTAGAATTCCTTCAGAGGAATTGTTGCAACCGAGGTGGTGAAGCGAGAGTGGAGCCACCTCTACTAAATTATAAAGATGGAACAGAAATTTATAGAAATATTTACTGGTCTTAAAAGAGACTACGGTTATGCAGACATAACTTCTGCATATAAAGATCCATCTACTGGTAAATTAAAATTAAAATATGGTTGGGCAGCTAAACAACTTTTAGAGTCTGATTATTTAGATCATTTAAGTGGAACAAAGTCTATTGGTATTCAACCTTGTGATGATGAAGGACTCGCAAAATTTGGAGCCATTGACATTGACTCCGATGAATACGACAACTTTGATTTAAGAAAATATTTAGAAATTATTGATAAAAAAAATATTCCTGTTGTACCGGTTAAATCTAAAAGCGGTGGACTTCATATTTATGTTTTTTTTAAAGAGCCTGTTAAAGCAAGTTTTGTAAGAAACTTTTTAGATAAATTATTATTTACGTTTGATTTAAAAGCATCTACTGAAATTTTTCCAAAACAAACACAACTCGGTATTGGTTCGGATCAAAAACCTATCAACGGTAACTTTATTAATTTACCTTATTACAATCGTAATGAAAGAGTAGGTGTTAATCTTAACGGCACTGAGTTTACTTTTGAACAATTTATAAAAGTCGTCGAGGCTAACACAAAAACTAAAGAAGAACTAGAAGAATTTGCTAATGAATTAATTAGACTTGAACTTACTGGTGGTGCTGATGAATTTGTAGATGGTCCAGTATGTTTACAAAGATTATCTAAAAGTAAGTTAGATGATTATAGAGACAGATTTATTTATAACTATATGGTCTTTGCTAAAAAGAAATATCCAGACAATTGGGAGGAAAAACTTTTAGAAGGTGCTAGGAATTATATTGTATACGATAACATATGGGGAGATGAAAAAGTAAAACAAAAGATAAAAGCTTATAAAAAAGAAACTGCAGGACATACTTGTTCTGAAGAACCTATTAATAGTATGTGTGTTAAATCTGAATGTCTTAAAAGAAAGTTTGGGGTAGCATCTGACAAAGTTAAAAAGTTTCCAACACTTTCTGCATTAATTAAAATAGATTATTCTCCAGATCCAGAATTTAGATTCACCGTTCATTACAACGACAAAATAGAAGGTGAAACTACACAACAGATTATTGCACGAGATATTAACTACATCATGGACCAAGAAAAACTTAGACGTTTAATTGGAGCACATACACCTATTCCTCCACCGCGAATAAAAGGAGACGACATGCAAAACATTTTAGACACTTTATGGCAAGGAATGAAAACAGAAAAAGCTCCTCCAGGTACGTCACCAAAAGAAGTATTACATAAACATCTCGAAGACTATATTCATGGCGTTCCAGCAGTAAGTGATGCAGCTTTTAGAAGTGGTAGTACCTTAATCGATACAGATGGATATGCCTATTTTGTATTTGATCCGTTTTATAATTTTTTAAAAAATAAAGAATGGAAAGCTAAGATAGATAGGACAGGACAAATGTTAATGGATTTTTTTGAGGCAGAACTTCGACATCCCAAAAGATATCCTAAAAAAAATACTGAAAAAAAATCTAATAACCCAGTAAGATGTGTAAAAGTTTCTATGACCTACTTTGAAAAAGAAGATAATGAAATAGAAATTTTACCTATGAAGAGTAAACAAAACATTCTTTAATGACAAAAGTTGTAAAAATATATGGCCCTCCAGGCACAGGGAAAACAGAAAAATTAATTAGAAGAGCAATGGCTTATATTCGAGTCGGCACCCCTGTAAATAAAATAGGTTACTTTGCATTTACACGTAAGGCAGCCAATGAAGCAAGAGACAGAATGCTTAAAAAAAATCCTCAATATAAAAAGAAACAATTAAGATATTTTCAAACCCTACACTCACTAGCTTTTCACAGTTTAGGATTAAGAGAGGAAAATGTTATGCAAGATTATCATTACAACGATCTTGGAAAAGAATTAAGTATAAGGGTCAACGCTAAAAAAGATGCGGACGCTTCTCCTTATTTAACTTGTGACAATGAATATTTTCAAATTATTTTAAAAGCAAAAGAAAAAGATATTCCTGTATGGGACGAGTATTGTACCGCCGAACATTCTACAAATGTAAACCCAGATTTATTAAAACACATTGAAGCAAATTATAATAATTACAAACACCCAGACGTTAATAATCTAGTAGACTTCACCGACATGATTCATGATATTGTACAACAACCAACTAAAGTTCCAAACTTTGATGTGGTGTTTATTGATGAGGCTCAAGATCTTTCTCCGATACAATGGAAACTTTATGATATTTTAAAATCTAAATCAAAAAATATCTATCTTGCAGGAGATGATGATCAAGCTATTTATGGATGGGCTGGTGCAGATGTGGATAGATTTATTAATGAACCTGCAACAGAAAAAGTTTTGTCTAAGTCTAGAAGAATTCCTAAAGCAGTGCAGGACATCTCAGAAATTATTACTGCACGAATCGAAGGATTAAGAGCAACCAAAAATTATTTACCAAGAAACGAAGAAGGATTATGTAGTAAAATCAATAGTTTAGAAAACATTGATCTTTATCAAGATAGCTGGTTAATCTTAACAAGAACAATATCAAGATCTAAAGAGATATGTAATTTATTAAAAGTAAAAGGTTTATATTATGAAAACAAACATCAAAAAAGTTACAATACAAAACTGTATAGAGCCATCATAAATCACACTAAGTGGTTAAATGGAGAAGAGGTAAGTGAGACAGCATTAGAAGATGTTAAAGAATACATGGGGGATCGAGAACTTAAAAAAGATTTAAAATGGTTTGAATGTTTTGATAATGCACCAGCAGAGGATAAAATTTACATACGATTAATGTTATCTAATAAAGAAAAATTAAGTGAAAATGCACGAATCAAAGTATCTACAATTCATGCTGCAAAAGGTGGTGAATGTGAAAACGTAATTTTAGTATTAGACAATGCTAAAAAAATAAGAGAAGCTACGATTAAAAGCATAATAAAACGTGACGAAGAACATAGAGTATGGTATGTAGGTTGTACGAGAGCAAAAAGAAACTTATATTTAATGAGAGCAAAAATAGAACGAAAGGGCTACCAATTATGACAACAAAAGATATATTTGAGGAAGCGTTTCCTCAATACACTCAGATAGGGGGAAATCACTACACTAAGTTTCCCATTCAACCTTATGAATTTATTTCTAAAAATGATCTTTCTTTTTTTCAAGGCAACGTCGTAAAATACGTTTGTCGTTATCAGAGGAAGGGAGGAATAGAAGACCTTAAAAAAATAGTGCATTACTGTCAATTGGAAATGTTGAAAATAAATGATACAAAAAATAAAAAATGAAGGTACCTTTATTTGAAGCACAAACAGAATGGAACGAACCTGAAGAGTATCCAGATCTAAGAAAATACGATGAGATTGCTGTAGACTTAGAAACAAAAGATCCAGATTTAAAAACAAAAGGTTCTGGATCTGTAATTGGTCATGGAGAGGTAGTTGGGATTGCTGTTGCTGTGCCAGGAAAAAAATTTTATTTTCCAATTGCTCATGGATCGGGGCCAAACATGGATAAGAAAAGAACTCTTAATTGGTTCCAAGATGTATTAGCTAGTGACGCTATAAAAATATTTCATAACGCCATGTATGACGTGTGTTGGATTAGGTCTATGGGTTTAAAAATTAATGGACAGATAGTCGACACAATGATTGCAGCATCTTTAATTGATGAAAACAGATTTAGATTTGATTTAAATAGTTTATCTTGGGATTATCTAGGTCATGGTAAAAATGAAGCTGCTCTTAATGAAGAAGCAAAATCTAGAGGACTAGATCCTAAAGCAGATATGTGGCAGCTACCTGCAATGTATGTTGGGTCTTATGCAGAAAAAGATGCTGAACTTACTTTAGAACTTTGGCAAATATTTAAAAAAGAATTATTACATCAAGATGTTGAGTCTATTTTTGAACTCGAGACAGATCTGTTTCCTTGTCTGGTCGATATGAGATTTCTTGGAGTGAGGGTGGACGTTGAAAGAGCTCATAAACTAAAGCAACAATTAACATTAGAAGAAGAAAAATTACTCCACCAAATAAAAAAAGAAACAGGAGTAGAAGTTCAATTGATGGCTGCAAGAAGTGTTGCCAAAGTTTTTGATAAACTTGGTTTATCTTACGAAAGAACTGCGAAATCACAGGCACCTTCTTTTACTAAAAATTTTATTTCTAATCATGAACATCCAGTAGTTAGAATGATTGCTAAAGCTAGAGAAACTAATAAGGCTCATACTACTTTTATAGATACCATAATTAAACATGAACACAAAGGCAGGATTCATGCCGACATAAATCAAATAAGGTCAGATCAAGGCGGAACTGTGACCGGTAGATTTAGCTATTCAAATCCTAATTTGCAGCAACTTCCTGCTAGAAATAAGGATCTTGGACCTATGATTAGGTCTATTTTTATACCCGAGAAGGGCCATAGATGGGGTAGTTTTGACTATTCTCAGCAAGAGCCTAGGTTGGTAGTGCATTATGCAGCTTTACACAAATTTCCGTCTGTAAATGATGTAATAGATAATTATGAAAACGACACCTCAACGGACTTTCACCAAGTAGTAGCGGACATGGCAAAGATTCCAAGGTCACAAGCCAAAGTAATTAATTTAGGATTATTTTACGGCATGGGTAAAGCAAAACTCCAGGCTGAGTTAGGTGTATCAAAAGACAAAGCAGTAGAATTGTTCGATCAATACCACGCTAAAGTTCCCTTCGTTAAGCAGCTAATGAATAGTGCTTCCAATCGTGCCCAAGAGCGTGGTCAAATTCGAACTCTCTTGGGACGATTGTGTAGATTTCATTTATGGGAGCCTAATCAATTTGGTATGCACAAAGCATTGCCACATGAAGAAGCGTTACAGGAACACGGACCAGGAATTAGAAGAGCGTTTACTTACAAATCTTTAAATAAATTAATTCAAGGATCGGCCGCTGATATGACAAAGAAAGCCATGTTGGATTTATATAAAAATGGTATAGTAGCTCACGTGCAAATTCATGATGAACTTTGTATTTCTGTTAAAGATCAAGAACAAGCAAATAAAATTGTTCAGATCATGCAGGAGGCAGTCACTTTGGAAGTTCCCAACAAAGTAGATTGTGAATTAGCAAACAATTGGGGAGACATTAATGGTTAATTATGGCTTATTTAAACGCAAACATACCTGTCATAGAATGTTATGTCAGAGGCAACTATCTAAGAGATCAAAAAGATTCACACGATAAATATTTTGAAGTAGGAGTATTTGGATTTAGTTCTATTCCAAACAGGGTGCCATTGTT